AACGGGCTCATATACTTTGCGAAAAGAGCCACCTCCGATCTTTTTGAAACGATCAGATTCCACGATGGCTTGGATTTCTTTTAAGTCATCGGTTGCTTGGAATTCTTTAAGCCACGGGAAATGCTCCGCTTCTCCTTCTGTTATATACTTCCGCCAGTTTTCAAGTAGGAGTTTCACTTGTCACTCCTGTGATATCCCGATCTTTTTTTGCGCAAGCCAATAGCGACTCGGCTTTGAGGTTCTGATATGTCAGTTGCTGACGACTGCTGAAGGGTCATAAATATTTCTTTTGTCATTGCCATCATCATTCTTACGTCGGCTAACGCGTTATGCCACTCGTCCGTACTAACTTCATACGCCGCGGCTACTGGGCCCATTGATGCTGATGTATATTCGCCATATTCGCCCTTCCTGGATAGTGCTTGCAAAATTCTTTGTGCTCTTTCGTCTCCCTCTTTAGCTAGAGCCTTAATTAGGGGGTGGTGCCACAGCTTAATCAACATCATGGTGTCGAAGATCGGATAGCTTCGAAGATTGGCTTTTAACCCATAGAGATCTGCTCTGCCCTGAACGAAGTCTATATCAAATCTGGCATTCTGTGCAACCAATATTGGGTTGGGCTGGCTCTCGATATATGAGATGAATTCCTTTATGACATCAATTTCCTCGGGCATTCCTTTGGGGTACTTCTCTCGGTATTCATCACTTGGCATGCCGTAACGTGTTAATTTTAAAGGGAATTTTGGATCCTTGCCCTCTGGCGGTGGTTCTTTATAACCCGCTAAAGTTTCCGGAGTTAACTTTATTTTGTCGTAGAACAGCCCTCGCTCAGCCTCAACCTCAGTAAACTGCCAGTTGTCTGGGTGTGCAGATACTGCACCAATCTCTGTTATCTGCGCAGTATCCGGCTTAAAGCCTGTGGTTTCCGTGTCAAAGAATATCCAAGTACTATCACCAAAAGCCTTGAGCATTTCAAATAGCGATTCAATCGAGGACTCAAAAAAGTCATCGTTCAAGATATATGCTTCTTTAAGCATATACTTTCTCCAGTTTTCAAATAGAAGTTTCATTAGTTTTCATATTCGCCGGCGCCGGGATCGGTTAAATAGTTCACGCGCAAAACTATATTTTTAGTTTTAACATCTGCCATCATTGTAATTAAATCATTTGCTACAACAGCGGTTAGCTCATCTTGAGAAAGTATAAGTTCTCCCCCCTCCTTCTTAACAATTGCTGTTAGCAATACGAGAAGATATTTTGCATCGCCTAAATAACTCCTTTTTTTTGACATCAGTTACTCCATCCCATTCCTGCTCTTTGGCCTGGAGATTCGTGGCTGTCAAGCCACTCAAGCGCCTTTTGCAAAGAACTCCTAAGGCCGGGAACACTATCATATTGTTCTATTTCTTCCATCGCAACCCACGCAAAGTCGTCATTTTCATAATCTAGTGTTACGTCTCCTGTAAACTCTCTTGTGGCATAAAAATGAATATCGGCCAAATCGTCTTTGCCCTCCATTTGAATTGTCTCTACCGATACCAAGCCCACACTCCCAAGGTCTAGGCTAGTTTCTTCTTTTGTTTCTCGCCTCATGCCTTCTTCCGCTGTCTCGCCCTCTTCAACGTGGCCGCCGACCAAACTCCATTTTCCCGGCATCCAACTGGTGCCTTTGGCGCGCCTAAGAATTAAAGTTTTATTCTGGGAATCAAATATGGCTATCTTCGCAAGTTTAGTTTTCTCTTCCTCTTGCTCATTTATAAAATGGTGCCAGTTTTCGAAAAGTCGTTTCATGAGTTAATAAAATCTCTCCAATTATTTTGTATGTTTTCTTGCAAGCTTCTGCGCTTTCTTCCCCACGCATCTTTCTCGCTGTCGCTCAACACTTCTTCAGCAACTCGGATCGCCATGGCCTGTACAGCCTTGGGGCTGACAGTAAGAACAACTGCGAGCATTGTATTAACAACATCGTCAGGGTCGTCACCAGTAACTTCAAACTCAAGCTCAAACTCTCCTGACTTGATGGCGCTTGATCCTCCTGTGGAATCTTCAGTGTCCTGGATCCACGTATTCGGGTAGGAGGGCCCACCCACTTTAGCATACTCCATATATTCTGAACCGGAATCAAGGGCGGCCTCAATTATTTCCTCTCGGAGTCTAATTTTAAATTCGCGGTAGCGGTTCTCTGGGATCGGCGGGACCTTTAGTCCCTCCAACTTTGCATTAACGTGACCGGGCATGTATTCATCATCGGTTGCAACTTCCCAGCCAGTAGTTCTAAATTCGTCAGTCCCAACATCTTGAGCTAAGTTAAGTATAGCGCCGCCATCCATGATCCCTTCGCGGCGGAGATATGTCTTGATCTCGGCATGGTAAGCTAGGTACGCCGAAATGAGTTGGTCCTGCATCATCGACAACAGTTCTTCATATTCATCTGGGCTGGTGAGGTAGCCGGTTACAGTAAAGCCATTGTCGGCAGACATTAAGTTTTCCTTATCGAACTCCATCTCGATTACAACATTTTCTCCCTCTTTTCTTATATAAGATCGCCCCTCTTCAAACAGATTAATCCCCATGTCACTAAAGTGAGTGCCCAAATATTCCATAGCGGGATAAGCGTTGTGTGGTAATTGTTTAAACTCATCTAGGGGATAGAGAAATTGCATCGAAGCGTTCACATCAATATAAGCTGATCCGGCGCCGTCGTCTTCTGCATTGGCAGCTACGAGAATCCTTCTAAAGTCATTAACCTTGAACGTCGGGCGATAGTCATTTTGAAGCCCCTGTATGGCTTGCTCAAATTCCGATACGGTGTTCATACCGATTCTAGATTTAACTTCTTCCTCTGGCTCGTGATAAGTTCTCGGGTGCCCATCAAATTTCAGATCCGGCAGCCACCTTTTAAATAGGCTATCAAGCGGAGTGTCGGTGTACGTGCCCCCAACGAGCGAGAAGTCGTCAAGCAAAATGACAGTACCATCACCAGTGCGCGGTAAGTCCTTCATCTTGTCTTCCTGCTTTGTCTTCAACCAATCCCTAATCTCATCTCGGAATCCACCGATGTCCGGTCCATATACTCTTTCCTCTGGGACAGCCAGTTGACCAGCCCACTCGCGTGTATTGCGACTGAGAGACCCTTTCTTTGGATATACAAACTTCCGGATCCTAACTCTCGCGATTGGCTCTATGCCTTCAACGCCTCTTCTTTTGTCTGCAAAAAGCTCTTCATCGTCCCACTCAGAAAACTTCCCACCTCCTAGCGGGCCCTCAACAAATTCACCCAACTGTACTAGATTGACGAGGTAGGCTATAGCTCCGTGACCGTGAGCCTCTGTCACCGCACAGGCATAGTATTCTCCACCACCCCTGGACGTTGGAGAGTGACAGGACTGGATATGTTCATAGTCCGACATTCTGAGTATGTCTATCGGATGTCGCGAGAGAACAATTGCCAAAGGCTTTGACTTACCCCCGGATTGCCCCCAGGTGTCTAGCATCTCTTGTGCGTGTGCAGTGCCAACTCCGGACCCAAAATATGACCCGGCAAAGTCATACACTTCGCCCTCGGCCTTCTCGGCTGCGTCGTAATCAATCGCGTTAGTGCCGGGCTTTGGCGTCCACTTGGCTTTTTCTGCTTTCTCCTTGAGCCTCTTATATTTTGTCAGGAACTTACCGATCTTCATTTGCTGGGTTTTAAACTTCCAGCCTTCTTTTTCAAGCTTTGCTCGATGTTCTTTGTTCGCCTTCTCAAAGCTCTTATTAAGCGGCACGGGCATCCAAATTGGGCGATCTTCTTCCGTCATGCCGGGGTTGCTCCAGATTTCTCGTCTCATCATTCCGGTGTCGAAGTCAATCTCCCAGGAACCGGGCTGGTTGGGTCTGTATGTCATGCGGTTGGCAAAGTCCTGGAGGCGGCGAGGCATTAACTTCTTGTCAAATGGAATTAAAACTCGCATGCTTGACCCGAATAGGTGTTCGAACGGAAGATCATCTTCCTTCATGTCTGTCAAGAAGTCAGCGATATGCTCAAATTCTTCCTCGTCTATCTCGCGGAGGAGCGTGGGCTCATCCCTAAATTTTTTCCATGCGTCGTGAAATGTCATGCGTTCAGGCTCTTCAGTACTGCTCGTCTAATTGCCTCTCTCAATACCTTCTCGGGTATGGCTCGCCTGTGTTCCTTCAGGCCTATCACGTTAAACACATCAGTATACCATGCCGGTGGCTTTATAGTTGACGGCTTCGTACTCATGATCTGCGCAGGGTCGAGACTACTGCGGTCTTGGTCCTCAATGGCAACGGTGCGATCAGTCTGCGCATCGTACCAGTATTTTTCCAAGCCTGCTGCAAACATAAATCGCTGGTGGACTCTCACAGCCGCGCCACTGAGGTCTAAGTCAATAAAATCTTTCGTAAATATCGTCAGGGTCTCAAATTGATGTTTCGGATCTATGCCAAGATCGTGAAACCGACCGAAGTGCCACCTATTCGGAGCTTCGGTATACATAGCGTTTGACAATTCTATCATTTCGGAGACAGGTGCGTCTGCAATTTTGGCGATCTCTTCTCCCAAATTTTTAAGTCTCTCGGCAGCTTGAGCCCGCGGCGAGTCGGGAGTGAAACTGAGCATGCCCGCTGCCTCTTTTGAGACTATCTCAGCGCTCTTTTTAAGCTCTCCTCGCCAGTGTACGATCCTTGTAACCCTCTCGTCCCAAAGACCGGCTGCAACGAAGCCCTTAGCAAAGTCAATCAGATCGTCGATAGGCATTTCTTTTAGGTGCTTTGATATTTCTTCTCTTGTGGGAAGTTTAGCTTCAAGCTCTCTCCTGACTTTCGTCTCGTCCATCAGCGGCTTCATAGCTCTTCTTGCTGCTGCGAAAACATCATCCATGTGCTTGTCGACATATTCAACAAACTTTGATACAGCCTGGATTTGCACATCTGTTGCCTCTGGAGTAATATCAAGCTCCATCCGCAGGAGCAGCCACATCTCTGAGGTGCTAGCGTCGAATCTTTCCGGCAAAGATATAGTGAGGATTGCTTCGAATTTGCCAGTCTTACTCTTTCTCTTCGTTAGCAGTGGCAGGCTCAAAACTTTATCGGCTGCAGCCATTTCAACGCCGGGGAGGGTTAGCTGCTTGTGTGCGTATTCCTGCGCTGCGGCTTCAAGTTTCTGAAGCTCCTTTGTCATGTTCTTATAAAAGCTCGGTGACCAAGAGGTGCGAGGATTATAGTCCTGGATAGGATACTTTAATTCTGAGTGAACTCTTTGGTTTGTCTGTGCCAACTTAAGTCGCGGCGAATAGCCGGTATTAAATATGATGCTACGGCTCTCTACATCGTAGTCCCAGTGTTCATACTCTGGCTCTTCTTCTTCTAGCTGCGCCGCCTTGACATCAAAGGGTTGGGGCGATATATATTCTAGCTTAACCAATGCCTTGCGGACTGCCTCTACGATATCTTCATGTTCGCCATCATATTCTCTCTCGATCCAGTCAATAAATTGTTCTAGATCGTCGGGCGTTCCACCGTAATCGTCGCGAGGGATATCAAAGTTAAAACTCACGGTGGATCCCCAGTGATTAATATTCATATCCTCGAAATGAATGTACAAATTCATATCATCAATTATACTTTCTATGGTATCTTTGATTTGGACGGTAGTTTGCCAATCATCAAAACCGGGATGTTCGTCTTCAAACATGCTATCTGGAAATTCGACACCGTATGTTGCGCTCATCATAACATATGGTTCCCCAGCATCCACCTCATCCACCTCGGCATAGACGGAAGCATGCTTCAGGTTGTTGTTGGCATAATCTGTAAGTTCCTCGACACGCTGCTCGTACTCATCCCAAAGACCCTCGTCTTCTTCCTCATCGGGGCCGTTAACGTCTGAACCGTCGTAGTAGTCTGCATCGACTCCCATCTTCTCAAAAAACTTGTTGAGCGCTTCGCCATCTCTGGTATCACCGTAGGAACCGCCGTGACGGTACAGATCCGTAAACTCCGGCGCTACGAGATCTCCATCATCATTCGCTACAAAATACTTCTTCTGATTTTCGGCAGCCCACTCGCGAACAAAGCTGACAAAGCCTGGAATCTTTCTGCCGTAGGTTCTGCTTTCTGGTGCTACGAAGACAACACCGCTGTCAGTGTCTTCAAATTTTCTTAGTCGGACCCGCTGAGTGGCACCAATGCCCTCGACTCCGCGTCGTGAGTCTCTAAAAATTTCTTTGTCGTCAAAATCCGAAATGTCTTTCGTCGTGATGGTGTCTGCAACATCTGCATCATAACCGTATGGTGCGTCTGTCAAAAAATTCTCCAAGTCATTGGTCGCGACGAGGTAGGCAATCGGACCATGACCTTTTGCTTCTGCGACGGCACACTTAAAGTGGCTGCTACCTTCAGAATGACAAGAGCTAATGGAGTCAATATCACTCATGCGAAGCACATCAATCGGGTGCCGCGAGATAATAACTGACATGTCTCCAACAGGCTCACGTTCGTAGGCCGCGTTGCTAAAAACTCTGGCAACCTGCCTCCAGTTCTGCTCTTTAGTATAAAAAGTTTGTTTCTTCTGCCACCACTCTTTCAGGCGGGGTTCAATATCTTTTGACTTATTAATAGCCCTAGATATTGTTGTTTGTTCTGTTTTTTGAATTTCCTGGCCGGCCTTTGGGCCCTTGGGGATTACCTTTGTTGTAGTTTTCTTGAGGTTCAACTTTGCGATAACCTCGTTCTCTTCATATTCTTCACCAGTTTCTAGGCGCCTTTTCTTTTGCTTAACCAGTTCTATCGGAAATTGCTCGCCCTGCAAATACGACACCCCCATGGTCGACATAATCTCAAGCTCATCGCCGCTCGGTTCTTTCTGCTGAGATTTGTCTGGTTGCCAGCCTTCATGATGAAGCTGCCAAATGATGTCCGCGAGGTTCTTATCGTCACTTGATTCTAGCGGCAAAGCAATACGCATGGCGCCACCGAAAAGCTCATCAAAATCGTAGTCTGTGATTTCCTTGTCTGACATCCAATCATAAATTTTTTCAGCGGCATCTGTAGAAATCTCGTTTAAAATTTCTAGCTTTTCTTGTAGAATTGCCTTCTTCTTTTTTAGATCATTGTGAACTTTAATTTTATTCTGAAATTGTTGCCACTTGGGCATAAAATCATTCATGGACATACCTCGACACAGCTTAACACATTAATTAGTTTTATATAAATGAAAAGGGCGCCCGAAGGCGCCCTTTTGTGGGAGGCCGTCGAAGTTTGTTTACTTAACTTCAACGCGGTGGGAAATAGTAGCCTTAGTATTGACCTTCGGTACTACGATAGACAGTATACCTTGATCATACTTGGCAGAAATGTCTGACGCCTTGATATCCTGTGGCAGATTCCAAGTTCGCTTAAAAGAGTGGTAAGAAACAACACTGTTGTTATCTTCCTTGGCTTCATATGAAATAGTTAGCGTCGTATCACCAACATCAACGACAATGTCGTTCTTATCTAGGCCCGGAATAACGACATCAATTCGATGATCGGTGTCAGACGTTGTAACGTTAGTCTTAATTCCGGTTTTATGCGTGTCATTGAAAAACGCATTCAAAATCGGGGAAAACCCCCAATCGTCTTCGAAGAAATTGTCAAAGAAATTCTTCATTGCAGTGTGACGGTTGTGGCCGTCGACTACGGAGCCATTGCTCCTAATAACTGGATACATAGTTAATCTCCTTATTTGTTGTATGAGCGGCTTTGCTCTTTTAACTATAGTACTATTATAGTCATATTGATTATAATGTCAAGCATTTAAATCAGGAATTCTTCCAAAATCGTCCTCAAGCCGTATTATATCGTTGGGATCTGTTGTGTTGCTGACCTCAATAAGTTCAACTTCATCGGCAAAATTTGCACAAACTCGGTGCACAAAGCCGGCTGGGATGTGGTATGAATCTCCAGTTTCCAGTATTACTTTTCTAATTGTGTCGCCGCTATGATCTGGGCCAGTCTCAATTAGAACAGGCCCAATCATAACCCAAAAATGTTTATTTTTCTTTGTATGATAGTGCCGCGAAGTTCTCAGACCTTCTTCAATGTAAATTCTCTTGGCCGTAAAAGATTCATTGTTGGCCCATACTTCTTCATGCCCCCACGGTTTATCTATGTAAAACATTTTATTTCCAAAAAATCTGTACACAAATCAATCTTTATTGCGTTTTCTTCTGGTGGATAGTTTTTGGCCATTACCCCAAAAGTGCCTGTTGTTTCTATCGTTCACGATGAGTAAAGCCTGTATACAAGTCTCGCCCTCTTTCACTTTATAGGAATGAAGTTCAAGTTCCCCATACTTAGGCTTATTTGTTTTCTTTCGTTGATACTTTTTTCGCGGAGGCGGCTTGTTTAAAAAATCTAGACATCCATCAATAATTTCTTTTTCAGTATATCCGGCCTCCAAATATAAGAGGTGATCAACTTTAATATTTGTTGCAACAACCCACTTTTTTACACCAAAACCAGAAACTTCCCAAAACATTGATCCATGATAACGGCCCTTTTTGTACCGCCTCTTTTTACTAGATCCAACAAAACTCCACTTTGGGATATCCATTAATTCACATTTAATTTGTTCTATATCATCCACGGAGCAATTGTTTTTGTCCATGCAACTTTTCCTCCACTGCGGCTGGTGCGCCAATGACAGTGATATCCAGTCCGGTTTGACCACGGTTCATATAAACGCGTGTAAATTCTTGCCTCGAATCTAGATCATCCGGCAAATAGCCTTCTACAAGCTTTTTTTGTGTTTGCAAATCTTCTCTTATACACACAACGTGCTCTGGATTAACAAAAATCTCTCTTAGTGTGTATAACTCGCCTTTAAGAGAATTATCCAGAGAAGTGTGGTTTGAATTTATACGACAAACCTCAACTAGCTTAACCACCATGATTGGCCTCGATTAGTTCGAACAAATCTCTTTCCATGGCACTCCACTGTTCTCCGTCGTAGAGTACTTGATAATAACCGCTCTTATTAATACCCGTCATTAGCGCCGGGATGGGTGCTTTTGTCTTTTTGTATCTTATTACTGTTCTGTCTTCGATGCCAGCATTTTCATCGAACTGGTAAAGTGTCACTTCAGATGGGATATAAACCAAATCACCCTTCTGAAACTGTTTGATCTTGCTCATTTTCTGTCTCCTCGTGTGTTTCTTGCTCTTCTACGCTTGGTGTAGCTGTACTTTGTGCCGGCGGATTTAATGTTGCCTGCAAGTAGCCTGAAAGTATTGCGGAGCAATCAGCTAACCGCAAATCAAGCTTAGCAAGAAGTTGACGTAGTTCATCGACGCGCTGTACGACAGCTAAAGCATTCTGTGTGTCATCCTCTCCAAGATTTCCTTCATAACTACCAGCTTCGCTGGCAGCCTGTTCTAATTTTTGTCCCACATCAGTAAGAAGAGATCCGACTGCAGTCGGCACCTCTTGTAAATCAACTGAATAGGCTAGAGAAACTCTCATAAAAACCTCCTATACTGTTCTATTATAATGGTAAATTGTGTTTTTGTCAACACTAATTGTGTTTTTTTATCCAACAATGGCGCGCCAGACGGTGGTCAATCCTAAACCAGCTACGGTGGTTGCGATTAACCATGTAAATTTTGTAAATGTCGCTTTCCAATTTTCAATTTCTTTTAATCTTAAGTCCACTCTTTGTTCTAATTCTCTAAGTCGAGCATAAAGCCCCGAATCTGGATTATATACCGCTTCTTTAATTTTTGCAACATTCTCGGCTAATTCATCTTGCTTCTCTAGCAGCAGTTCTATTTTTCCAGAAAGTTCAGTTAGTTGAACCGAAATTCCCACATTTTCACCCTGACCTACTTCCGGCATCGCACGTTTCTCCTACACGTTATAACTTAAATAGTATCAATCTTCTACAATTGCATGCGATGTTGTAATTAATATTGAAGCGACCGACGCAGCGTTCTGTAATGCCGATCTCGTAACTTTCAAAGGATCAATAATTCCAGCAACATACATATTTACCATCTTTTGATTAACAAAATCATAGCCAAAATTTAGCTTATTTTTTTTGCTTACCAAACTTAAAACAATATCTGGACTCAGCCCTGCGTTTAGTGCCATTTGTGATATTGGCGCCTTGACGGCGCTTTTAATAATTTCTACTCCAAGTTGTTGGGTATCATTATCAACCTCCACCTTTAACGATTTGACAGCATGCACCAGGGCAGCGCCTCCCCCTGGAAGCATTCCCTCTTCTTGTGCCGCACGAACGGCCTCAAGAGCATCTTCGATTCGGTGTTTCTTCTCGACCATTTCAATTTCTGTGGCTGCGCCGACTTTAATTATGGCAACACCGCTGGCTAGTCTTGTGATACGCTCCTGGGCTTGGGCCGCTAAATGTCCTGCGCCGCCGTCTGTGTTATTTGCCTGGTCTGATTGAGATATCTCCTCTTTAAGGCTTTCAATTCTCTCCTCAATTTTTTCATAATTGCCGCGGCCACCAACAACAATTGTTCCAAACTTAGAAATTTCAATCGTCTTTGCGGTGCCAAGATGTTCAAGTGTTACGCTGCGAATATCGGTACCCTCTTCTCTGGTAAGAAAAGTTGCACCAACAGATAAAGCCAGATCGCTTAATATTTTCTTTCTCTCTTCTCCATAGCGCGGAGCTTTAATAGCCGCAACCTTCATCGTGCCGCGAACAGAATTCATTATGAGCGCTGCTAGCGCCTGTCCCTCGACCACCTCAGCAATAATTATAAATGGCCGGCCATCCCTAGCAGCAACTTCTAAAACTGGAAGCATCTGCTCAATTGTTTCAACTTTATGGTCGGTTATCAATAATAAAGGATCGTCATATTTAATTATACTTCGACGCTCATCTGTAACAAACGCGGCGGCGGTATAACCAGAATCAAGTTTAAACCCCTCTATTAAATCAAGGCTTGTATCTAAAGACTTGGCCTCCTCCACAGTGATCGATCCATCTTTTCCAACTTGATCGACTGCTGTCGCAATTAATTTTCCGATATCACTATCCCCATTTGCAGATATTGTCGCAATATGTTCAATATCCTCAATTGTTGAAACTAATTTGGACTGGCCTTTGAGATTCTCAACAATTACTTTAACAGCTTTATCAATGCCTCGTTTGAGTTCTATTGGTGAAGCCTCTGCCATTAAATATTTGCGTGCCTCTTTCAATATAGCCCGGGCCAACACTGTTGCGGTTGTTGTTCCATCGCCGGCGACAAGATTTGTTTGTGAAGACGCTTGTTTTAAAATTTGCACGCCGGCATTTTTAATTGGATCTTCCAATTCTATAAATTCTGCGACGGTCACACCATCTTTTGTAACAANTGGATTTCTGTCTTTTGGTTTTAATATTACGTTTCTGCCACGCGGGCCTAGGGTCGATGCGACATTGTCTGCTAATATATCAATTCCCTCTAATAGCCTTTGGCTTAGGCTGGCGCCTTTGTCATAATACTTCACACATACCTTCTTTCTTGTTTACTGGGGCTCTTCTGATAATTGTACATCAGGCGCGCCATTTTGTAAAATCGTTTCTTCTAGTTTTTCTTCTTCGGCGTGTTTCCTCGTACCTGTCTCAATTTCATCGGCTGTGTCGGCCGCTTTCAAGCCTGCGGGCTTCTCACCAGCCACAAAGTACGAATTTAATTGATCCGTTAGCTGTTCTAGTTGTGCAAAAATATCAAATATACGCTGCTGTAACTTATCGGCATATTTTTCAGCTATTGAATCGATTGCTGAGCGCCCCAGTTCAATCTCTCCAATCTTCCAATTTTTGTAATAATTGAAGTCAATATGGAATTGAGTTGCTTCGGCCGCTTCGGGCCCAAGATAACCGCTAGTCTGCCTTATAAGGCTCCAAAATTTTTCTGGTCCTTCTTGCTTCAGCGCATCTTCTAATATTCTTACTGAATACCCGAGTGGATAAAATTCCTCACTCTGCATTTTTTGGCCGGCGCGGGCTTTTCGTAATACATCAAAACCAGGCTTACCGGCTTTTCTTAACAATTCTTTGGCCGCGCTATTGAATTCACTAGGATCGTCTTCGGTGCCCCTTTTGCGCAAGCCGTATTTCAGCACTTGCGTGGGATTTTTCTTTTTATAAGCAATTGGTACTGGTTCATACTGATCTAAAAATTCTTTAACCGCGGCTGGTGTAAATTCTTCTATAATTTTAGAAACATATTTTCTAGCACTGACCTTTTCGCCGGGGCTTATAAAAGTTAGCTTTGATTTAACCTCGTCTATCAACCAGTCTGGTATATACTCTTCTTCTGCTCCTGGCTCTTCTCGGCCCTCAAGGGCATCTTTGCTTAGGTGTAGTAGTTTGCTATTATGCTTTTTGCTCTTGAGGGCTTCTAAAAAGGTCTTAGCTGTAAAATCAAATTCATAGAAATGGATCGATCCTTTCATGTGCATGCCCTCTTCGGTCACATGCTTCTCCTTAAAATCTTTTAGACAAATAATATATTTCATTTCGCCTTTGGCGCCCGCTTTAGCAACGTAGCCTTCTTCACCCGGCTCTCTGACGCGCTCTGGCAAAAAGTGTGATACTAAATCTTTATAGCTTCCTTCAACAACTGCGGGATACTCAGTTAACAATTTCAGACTAATCGGATTTTTGTCGTTGTCGACCAAGTCTTGAATCCCGGCGGTTCCAGCCGGAACTTGCTCGCCTTGCAGTAAGACAGACAAAAATGATTCAAACGTAAATCCAGCAGCAGAGGGATTAAAGTGTACCATTATGTTTGTGAGGGTGTCCAAAAATATAATATGGGAAAGTACCTCACTCGTTGTAGCCTCTGGATCTGGTTCTCTCTTAAGAAAGTCATTAATAGATACAAGCTTGCCCGATAAAGAATCCCCGCTGGATATAACTTCTCCCAGCAACTTTGTTAAGACTTCTCTATCATTAGATCCGGCCTTGCCCCACATCTTTTCAGACAATCTTATGATTGGGAGCGTTATAGTCATTTTCTTTCCGGCTTTCCCCTTGCCTTCGAGCAAAGGTTCTCTCATGACTTCGCCTACCATTTCTAGTAGTGACGAAAATGACAAATTTGAATTTACTGTGTTGAAATAGTTTTCTACCAATATTTCTATATCTTTAATGCCGGCCATACTATAATTAGTCCCACTCATTTAATAGAGTATATGTAAAACTGTCCCAGCCTCTGTTATCTCGTTGCTTCTTGCAAATTTTCATAAATTGATCGAAATGAGCGGGGTTCGCAAAAACTTGACAGCCGGCGGAATATTTGTCAACTTTAATTGAGCCGCCGGATCTTGTTGTGGCACGATGGCAATTAATAGAAAAATTTCCAGTTTGTATGTTGTCTTCCCGATAATCGACTTTGCTGTTTAAATTATCATCGCGATGGACAGAAATATCCGCCATTCCTCGCTGAACCAACGCAGTGTATTTTCCTCTGTGGAGTCCGATCTTCCATACACCACGATATTGCTTATCAGCTACAACTGCAGCACAGCCTGCCGGATTCATCGGATGTTCTAGCCAATAAGTGCCAGGATCTGTTGTAATCGGCCATGAACGTTGAATCCACTGAGACTTTTCTTTGTAGATCAAAAACAGTTCGTCGTCGAAAACGTTCGGCCGGCCATTTTTGCTTCTGATACCGATTATGTTTAAATCAAAGTCCCCACTGTCAAACACTGCTCCTCCTATGTCTTCGACTCTTCTAAGAATTTTGTTAAATTTGCTCATTATATTAATTAGTTGTTTTTATTGGCTTTGACTAGAGTTTTTGTGCCTCTCTTTGTTTCCTCTAGTAGTCGATAAGGAAAAGTTTTAGCCCATATTAGCCAGTCTCTGGAGCTTTCAAATTTTCTGGAGAACCCCAAGATAACTTCTTTTTCCTTAATATTAAATCCTTCTGCATANATGGTCCATCCATCCATCAATTTTCTAATTTTGTTTTCGTTTCGCTTTCCCTTAATTTTATCAATTTGAATATTNTANTTATATCCGNTTTCATCCCTAGACGATTTCCAAGCGACAGCTTCCATTCTGCACCCTCCTTTAGTATTATTCTACCGATAATGGGGCAAGATGTCAAGTATTTTTATAAATTTTGGTTAATTCTTTCATGGCGCCTTCCCAACTATCAAACTTAATTAGGGGCAAAAATGTGTTAGGGCATGCTGCAATGAAATTATTAATCACAGTTTTCTTCCAGCTTTCGAAAGAACGCTCGTCAATTTCCTTGGCTAAATCTATTTCTCTCTCGCTAACTAACCCAGATTCTACCATAGTAGAATACTTCAGTTCTTTAATGAAAGCTATGTCTTCGGCTACCGCCCCAAGAAGCTGCAACGCGTGAATGTTTAAAAGTTTGGCCAATATAAATGCGTGGCCGTAGTTTAAAAGCCTCGTCAAAAATCTGCAGGCAATCACCCCTCCAAGAAACCAAGCTATTTCATACAATCCTTCAATACCAAAAAGTTCCAATGTGTTTTCTCCAAAAACAAAAAACCACGGTGTTGTCCGTGGTTTAATGTTACTTCATTATGGGTGTGTTTGTTAAATTCTATTTTCTGTTTTTTCTCTTCCGGGATTCTTTAACTAGTCGAGCGGCAACGCGTCGGGCGACTTCTGCGACCAATGCGTCGTCATCAACAACGTCTACATCGGCCTCCTCAAGTCCTTCCTCTTCGTCTTCATTTTCGGCTAGAGAGCCAGCAGGAGCTTTTGCTTTCGAAAACTTGTGATTTTCTGGAGGCATAGAAGAACCCTTATGCTTATTACCGCCTTGGGTTTCTAAGCCCTCATCGTACATACCGCGTCCACCCGGCGGGAGAGCCTCTTCTTCTTCGGCTCCGGGGCCGAGTTCGGATCCCATGTCGAGTTCGGCAGGAGGTAGTTCCTCCTCTGGAGCGTCTGCAGGAGGTTCTAAACCAGCCTCTTCAGCTTCACCGCCCTCTACAGAAACAGAAACACCAGTTTCGGCCTCAATGGCGTCGGCAATTGCACTAACCAAGCCTTCAACATCAACCTCTCCCTCGCCTTCGGGGGGGCCCATATCAAGGTCAGCTTCGTCTTCGCCGCCAAGTTCTGCGGGTGGCATTTCCTCGGCACCGAGATCCAACTCTTCTTCCTCTTCTTCATAAAGATCATCAACAAATGGATCGCTGAGCGAATCAATTTCCGCCAACTTCATAAAGCGACGAACCGTTCCTTCATTGAGAAGCGGCTTTTTATTTTTATTGCGACTCATATTTTTATTCTCCTAGAATTTATAACACAACCACTATGGTTCAACAGTAAATAGTCTAAACATATCGAAAAAGCTACTAAAAACTCAACTTCTTTTACGCAGCTTTTTCAAGGCGGCTTCTTCAATTTGTTTAATTCTAACAAAGCTGACGCCAATTCTTTCTGCTACTTCTCTTAACGTCATTGGTCCGTTTTTCTTGGCCGCTATTAGCGTACAATTAAGATCCGATCCGTAATCAATCCATAATCGGCAATCCTTGTTTTTACACTCTTCGCTAGCCATGTGACATTTTTTTGCGCATTCTCTCATAATTCTGGGTATTCCTTTTCTATAAATTAAATTATTTCTTCTTCTTTTTCTTCTTCTAAATTAATGGTTGTGCTGAAATTATACGTTGTTTGCACGGCGAACATCTACCACAGTGCCTTCCTGGCTTTTTGCTCCGATTAGGGCGCCAACAAGACCATGTTTTGTAGAGAACGTCATCGAATTTCTTATTTTTAGAATCTTCCAACATTTCTTCCTTTGTTAAGTTTATTATTGGAAATTTCAAATTCTTAAATACGGAGCACAGCTCATCATGTTCATTTTTAAATTTTTTCTCGTCGACGAAGCCACAGTTGTTAGCATCATATGACAAAAACCTCAAATAGGCTGATGGCACCAGGCGCCGTCGATATCGTGGATCACCGATAAGCGTACCGTAATAAAGTTTGTGTGGATAATAACTGCAGAAATGAGCGATCATCGCTTGTTGAGTTCCCATAGGGAGGTGAAGCCTCGCGCCATAACCGCCCAACTTCACTAATTTTTGATCAACCTCTTTGTTCTTTTCAACCTTCATCTTAATAAACTCTTTAATGCGGGGTCCATATTCAGGATATTTATCTCGAACAAAGTCTGTAATAGATTTCATAATATTAAGCTCAACAGTTTCTGATCGGCGGGTGTCTATAGAAGATAAATATATGGGCTGGACTTCGTGCCCTTCCCAAAGAAGCCTCATAACCACGTAGGTTGAATCAAACCCACCGCTCCATAAAACATATTTCATTATACTCTTTCCATCATTCACCTAGTTATCACAACTCTGGATGTTCCTTTTCTAATAAATCAAATATATCTTCGACCTCTTCTTCGTCTAAACCAAAATTTTTAATTGTCTGTTTTCCTTTTTCTCTTAGTTCCGCTGATTTAATTCGTTTTTGTTGACTATGAATATTGTTTCTTTCTTGAACTTCTTCTATGAATTTTATAACGTGCTCGTTTTTTTCTAAATATCCAGTTATTAAACTTCTAAAGAATAACGCTTGGGATATTCCATCATAATCCAAGCGTATTTTCAAATCCGCATGCCGCTTATCTGTATCTTCAAATACAATTCTTTTTAAATCCTTTGCCATCATCGACTCAAAATATGTGTTTTGCTTTCGTTCGTACCAGCAGAGGTTTGTCTTATAAACTTTGCCTTAGCCTGAAGTTCTCCAAGCGTTCTAGCACCCGAATATGAAAACCCGCTGCGTATGCCCCTGCCGAGTTCTTCAAGAACGTCCTCCACCGGACCTTTGCATGGCACTGTCGTGGCAATCCCCTCCAGTGAGGCAGTACTGCCCCTCCACTCAATCTGTGCATCTTGGCTAGCCATGCCCCGATAGGGCTTAAACTTTCCCTTGCGCGTGTTAATTACATCTCCAGGAGTTTCATCAGTACCTGCAAGCAAAGACCCAAGCATAACGAAGTCAGCGCCAGCTGCCAAAGCCTTGACAATATCACCAGCGTTCCGTATTCCTCCGTCAGCAATGATGGCCGCTTCCCGGTCTGATTTCGCACAATCAATAATTGTTTGAAGCCCCGGAACACCATGGCCAGTTTGAATCCTAGTTGAACAAATAGAACCGCCGCCAATATTGCAGCGCACACTATCGGCTCCCCAATCGACCAAGTCATTATAACCCTCCAATGTTGCAACGTTGCCCGCTATGATGTGAACAGTATCAGAAAAGACATTACGCAAGTCTTCTAAAGCTTCCTTCATCAAAACGTGATGTCCGTGGGCTACATCCACACACAGAATTCTTACACCCGCATCATATAAAGCTGTTGCTCTATCTAAATAGTCTCCAGAAGTTCCTATTGCTGCAGCCGCATTGGTTCTGGCAAACAAGACTTGATCTACGGTCTCGCACTGTTCTTCAATACTACTGTATCGATGTATCACTGCAAGGCCCCCCTCTTGCCACATCGCAATCCCCATTTCTGATTCTGAAATGGTATCCATTGGGCTAGCAATAATTGGAAGCGATAGCCGAGTTACGCCGCTAGCGCCATTGAGAACACTTCCTATATTTATTTCAGATCGACTTCGGATGTTTGAATACTGAGGCACCAAAAGCACATCATCATAGGTTAAGGTTTCTCTAACTTTCTCGTCACGATCAGATGGGTGGTAATATGTGACGTTATCCGGGCTGAACTTCATTTTCTTCCTTCTTCTGCAAAAAATCTTGTAATATGTTTTTTGCGTTATCCCAACACGTTGGGCACCAAAGATTAACTTTCTCTTCTTCTTTTCGAATTACAACAGTCCAAGTTTTAACCATCTCTTCATTTGTTTTGTCGAAAGGATCGTCACACGAAAGACACATCTCTGGCATTCTATCAAACATATTTATTTTTTCTGATACCTCTTTTTCCAACAATCTACGAGCTTTTTTCTTCCCCGTGACTTTTCTAAGCTTTGGTCGTTTCATTTTTCTCCATTGTATACATCTTGGGTACTAACCCTCTAGCTGGTGCCGGCAACATAACATCCGAATGAAAAACAACTATTGCCGATGGAAATGGGGCAGCATTAGTGGAACTGCCAAACTTTAATCTTCCTTTAAGAAAATGTATTTCTTTTGCTTTCATTACGTAATTGTGCCACCACTTAGTATCGGTTCTAGATGGGATAAGCATTACAACAATTGTATTGTGTTTTTTACTTTCCTCATGAGCCTTCTCGATCCATTCACCAATTCCTCGCCCATATGGGGGATTGACAAAAACATGGTGGCCGGCCCAATCTTGTGCCAAACCATCGTCTTTGATTGTAAAATATTTTTTGCACTTTGCGCTGCTGTGAGTTGCACACGGATCTAACGTAAAATTCCAGTCCCGATCCAAACGATCATAAAAATCCTGTGGTGTGTCCCATTCTGTAGATTTTGATTTAAAACCCACTGCGCCAGAATCCTTACTCCACAGTTTGGGGCCTCTTACATTTGGAGTTTCAGGTTTCATCTGTACTCCCCAATGCGCCGTCGGCACGATCACTAATCGTAATAGGATACCAATCGTAAAGGTCTCCTGTATTAGTTTCAACAGCCCTAAAGTGTACCACTGGTACCAGCACTGCCTGTGCAATTTTGTCTTCTGGCTTTATTGTCTGCGGAGTCTTGCCAATATTGTGCAGATTTACAAATATTTCTCCGTCGTATCCAGAATCTACAACGCATGCGCCAACAATTAAAGAACGCTTGGCGGCCATACTGGAACGATTTTTAATTTCTAGCATGTAGCCATGTGGTACGCCAAACCTATATCCCGTCGAAAGGACAGCGTTTTCTCCTGGTTCGATCACGACTGAATCATGTTCTGGCAACAAAAGCATATTTTTTGGTTCTGGATTAAAAAACAAATCCAACCCTGCATCACTAGGGTTTGCTCGTTCTGGCGGCTGAGCGCTTGGTCTCACTCTAAAATATTCAAGTAACATATTAAATTCTCTCCGGGTTATCTGAAAAATGTATTCTTATATCTGGAAAAACTTTCGTCAAATATTTTTTCAGCTCTGCCTCATTTTGTAATTTGGTGACAATTGAATTATCATCATCATGGCGGATTTTCCACACACCAACTTGCCTTAATACGTCCATTTTGTTTATGACTAGATCGGTAACATCGTTAATTGTAATTGCTTTCTTAAGCAAATTAATATTCATCCAATTGCACTGCCTGGGTCTTCCGGTAGTGGCACCAAACTCTTTACCAACCTCTCTAATCATATTAAAAATATCTTGGTCCTTGGGTTGGAATCGCTTGGAGCCTACATAGGTCTCATAACACTTTGCAACACCCCAAACCCTTCTTATGGCTCTATGGGATATTGCGTTTAATAGCGCTCCAGCAGTAGTGCAATGACTAGAGGTAACATAAGGAAAATCACCCCAGTCAATATCAAGCCCAAATCCTTGAGCACCCTCCAACAGTACAACAGGTTCCTCTTTATCATTTTCGTAAAGTTCTTCATATAAATCCACCAAATAGCTATCTAATATTCTGGTGCTCTCTGCTCTGTATCCTGTTCTAGAATACTTATCTCGATAGGCTGGGCCATTTCCTCGTCTTGTTGTTCCTAGCCAATCATCTTTCTGATCTTCTGATAGGTGCGCATCAGTAATAATATGAGTATTGTTTGCAACTTTAACTAGTTCTTCACAGTCAATACCGCTATTTTGTAAATCTTTAATTTCGTTAAAAAATCTTTCTGGATCGAGAACACAGCCGGAACCAATAATTGATTTAACGCCAAAAAACACCCCGGCCGGAATGTGATGGGTTACATATCTTTTCCCCTTGTGAAAAATTGTATGTCCCGCGTTACATCCCCCATTGTATCGAATACAATGAGTATAATTATTATTTTCTAATAGATGGTGTGTGACTTTTCCTTTGCCACAATCACCATATTGTAAGTCAACAACTACATCTGCTATCACTTTCCTTGCCCCCTATATTTTTTCTTATAATTTTTATTTCCCCCATGTGGGCCGGGGTGACCATGTTTAGTAAATTTACTACTACCAATCGAAGTTTTCTTTTTTCTCGTGTTTCCCTTTTCGCCATCTCTCTTTGCCATTTGTTTCTCCTTAATAATTCGTAATTACGTAATGAACATTGTTGATTTCATCTCCAACTCTATTTGAGTGAAGTTTAAAAGCATATTTCTTGTCGTACTGATCAACAATCATTCCATCATAGAGCCTGTCGATTAGCTTGCTTCTTCCAATAATGAGTAGACATTTACTCTTAGAATTCTTGACATAGTCTGCCAACAATATGTGTTCTTGTTTTCCGAATTCGTTTCTATAATTGCTAAACTTTGTATCGTAGGGCGGATCTAAGAAAAAGAAAGCATCTTTCTTTTTTCCATAGGTTTCAAACATCTGCTCAAATGAACAATTTTTAACTGTGGTCCTCTTGAGTATTTCTTCGTATTTCGGGTCCAAAAGATCATCGAAATTCAGCTTCTTATAGCGTCCATATGGAATATTAAATTTTCCGCCCGGGCCATATCTAAGCATGCCTCTATAACAAGACTTTCTCAAAAAATAAAATTGAAAAGCTTCCTCCATTTTATTCCTAGGTCGATATTCATCACGAATATAATAATAGGCACGTTCGCTAGCCGTATCAAATCCGGGTGGCAAGTTTAAATCTTCTTTTTGTTTTCTACTTCGAAACAGGTGATGCCATGGATTTTTACATTTTTCATAAATCTTTTCACCCTTGCCAGACTTGATGTTTTTATAAAAATTTATAAGCCCCTCGTGCATGTCGGAAATGACATTTCGCCCCTGGTGCTCTAAATCAAAGTATGTGGCACCGCCTCCAACGAAAGGTTCGACGTATGTATCAAATTCATCGGGGTAATATTTTTTGAATAAAGAAATTTCTTTCCTTTTGCCACCTGTCCACTTAATTATTGGGCGCATGCGTTATAACGGCCTTTCCTAGTTTTACCAATGTTTCTTCATAAACTCGCTTTGTGGTTGTAACGTCACCCAGAAGAGCAAGGTATTCATTAATATATTCCACTCGCACTCCCCTTAAATTATCAACGGTGCCATCCCAACTCATTGTTACAACGGCTGAATCAACTTCGTATTCAGGATAAAGCCTTTCTAGCAAAGAGTGTATTTCACGAACTTTTTCAGCGGTTTTGGGTGCTTTCTCGCTATCCAAATTCAGATTGCACTTACATTCTCGATAGTATAGTTTGTACCCAACTGCAAAAAGAATATCAACATCTTTGTTGCCTCGCGCTTTTCGTACAAGACCCTTCTCTTCATGAATATATTGCTTATATTCAGAGGTTGTAATTGCATCAACGCCGGGTGCTATATCTGCCAAATTATTTAGCCAGTCTTCAAAACTATTGCCGATGCGAATCAGTACCGACTGATTTAAATCTGGTCGACGAAGCAGTCTCTTGATAAGTGATCCGGATTGCGTTGGAGGGTAATAGCCGCCCACAGTTTCCAACAAATTTTCCATATTATTATTCATGTTATTATCCTAACATTACAAAATTGTATTTAATTGATCTGGTTGAAAATCCCCATTGCGGATCGTGATTTAGCTTTGCCATATACACACGATTAGCACGAAGTACATCCCATCGTTTTACACCCCAACATCGAATTCTTGTCACGGTGCTTGTAGAATCGATTGTCTCAACAACCAAATATTCGCTTCCATTCTTTGTTTGTCGCCTCTCAATTTTTCTAGGAATAAACCACACAGGTACATCACTATTATACAACGGATCGGCCGGATCGTACAACCCTAAAGGTGAAATAAATCGCTTTTCTAGGCCGGCCCTAATCTTGTCGCTCATGACAAGCTCTATTGGAAAAACACCGGTTAAATCAACTAGGTGCTGGATTTTTTCTTCGTCCGTGAAGTCTCCTTCGCCCTTAAAATATTCAATGCCTTCTTTAAATTTCTTAGCATTCTTTGGGCGTTCAACTGCGACCGCTGCCCAAAAATGTTTAAGCCCACTAAACCGATCATCCATCAACGAGTTCAGTGTCTGAGAACGAATGAGAGCGTCTAAAGCCTTTTTGTTTAGTTTGCTGTAGACAATGTTTTCATTGAAAATAAACTCGTCGATTGTGTGAAATGGACGACATTCAATAATCTGTTCAATCGCCACACTTCCCAGCCCCTTAATTGAAGTGAGGGGCTGAATTAAAGTTTTGCTGTCCGCCGATATCTCCCACACTGTCCCAGAAGTATTAATGTTGAGCGGCTCAATATTAAAGCCAAACTTCTTGGCTATGTTAATGGCCTTCTCTTTTCTTCCCTCTGGTTCTTTGTCCAAAAATGCGGCCATCCACTCAGCCGGATAATAATTTAGAAGCCATGCACACTGAAAAGACAAAACACAATATGAAACTGCGTGAGACTTGTTAAAGCCATATCCACTGAAGTATTCAAATTTTTGCCATAGGCCTTCGGCCTCGGAACGGCGTATCTTCTTTTCAACACAGCCCTCAATAAATTTAGTGTACAGATTTCTTTTTACCTCTGCTTCCTTGCCAGTGCCCTTTTTCGTCAAGACTTTGCGAAGCAGGTTGGCTTCATCGAGAGATAGATTCTTTCCCAAACGATGTGCCAATAAAGCAATCTGCTCTTGGAAAATCAAAAACCCATAAGTTTCTTCCGTAATGTCACAAACAGTATCGTTAAGATAACTTATGTTGGCTGGGCTAGCCTTGGCATCAATATACTGTTCATGCACATTTGCTGCTAATGGACCCGGCCGATAAATCGATGTGATAGCGGCCAAGTCGATAAGGCTGGTTGGTGCTGCCCTCTTGCAAAAATCTTGTGCACCAGTTTCGGTAAACTGGAATATTCCGGCCCACTTGCCTTTATGAAATATGTTTTTCCAAACTTTCTGATCATTAAAATCTACGCTATCAGGATGAAGTTCCTCGTTATAAAACTTCTGCACATCCTCGTGTCCTGGCGATTCAATCCCGTGGTGCCTTTTTAAAATATGTCTAATTGCACCATCAATCATCCGAAGAGAGGCCAAACCTAAAACGTCAAACTTAATAAACCCCATTGGTTCTAAGTGACGCACATTCTGGCCTTCTGCCCACGGAGTTTGCCTGACGCCGCCACTGTTAATGAGCGGCATCCACCTATCCAAGTCCTCTCCAATAACAACGCCGCCAGCATGACGAGAAGCTGATCGAGTTTGTCCATGCAAAGTTTCAACGTGAGTTTTAATAAATGGGTACTTGGCCAAGTATGCCTGTAGAGACTTACTATACTTCATAACTTCTTCAAAAGTCGGTACGTATACGCCGGCCTTAATGCCGTGCGCTTGCTTAGCGGGACCGGTGGCTTCGAACATCATTTTGCTAGTTATTTCGTTCGTTTCCTTCCAGGGAACCCCGAAGAACTTTGAGATATCTTTGATTAGGCTCCGCAGCTTGAGTGTGTTCCAATTAGAAATTGGTGCAACTCTGTTATCTCCCCATGATTCTACCAAAAGCTCTTTGAGAACCATTGGATCTGATACATCATAATCAATATCTGGATAGTCTGTTGCATCCTTTCTCAGAAATCTCTCAAAAAGAAGCCCCCATCTAATCGGATCAATTTGGGTAATGTTTAAGAGATAAGCAACCAAAGAGCCTGCTGCTGAACCTCGACCTGGGCCGGTCAATTGAAGGTCATTGGCCTTGTCGGATATTGCTTTCATTGTCAAAAAATATTTGCTGAACCCTCTGTCATTAATGACCTTAAGTTCTGATTTTAAACGATTTTCATAAATCTCTTTTCCAGAAAGAGACAACCTCTTCATTCCCTCGGCGCTCAACTTTATAAGTGCTTGGTCTGCTGTCATTCCGTCTGGAACGACAAAATCCGGCAATCTAACTGTGTTGTCTGGAGTGAATTCTTCAATTCGTTCATAAGCAATTACGAACGTTTCCTTAATAGAGGACAAGACTACTTCATCATCATATTCGGCTCCACATCTTTCTGAAAACCTTTTGTAGCTTTCCCACATCTGGTCACCATTTTTTGGATAGAGTTCCATCCCAAGCTCATCAACTGTTTCCGGAATCACATCGCTTAGATACCCTACCGTAGATGGTTTACCCTTTCCAAGCCAGCCCAGTCGCTTATAAAGCTCTCTGTCCTTCCATGCTTCTGGCCGCGGATAATGACTATCGGCTGCGGAAATCAACTTGATGCCAAATTCCTTTTGCATCTGAATGATATATCTATTGAGATCGTGTTGTTCTGGCGCGTCGTTCCATTGCAATTCTCCGTACCACCTGTCTCCAAATATCGACTGCATTTGACGCGTGGTTTCTCTCATTGCCTCTAGTACTGCCTCTTCGCCCTCTTCTCTATTTTCCCAGTAATTTCCAGCATATACACCACCTAGACACGCAGAAGAAGCGATCACGCCTTCGCTATACTTTTCAAGCATTTTATAATCTAGACGAGGATACCGATAAAAGTTTTCTGCTCTAAAACTCTCTGAAATCATCTTAAAAAGATTATTAAGGCCCGTTTGATTTTGCGCCAGCAGGATCAGGTGACGACGGCGATTTAGAACACTCTTAATTGCTTTTTTCGAAGCTTCTTCGTCTTCAATTGTGGTTGCTGATCTGTCGCCACTTAGCTTCTTTTTCTCGGATTTCGCCTTTTCATATTCTTTTCGCCACTCTTCGATTGAGGGCAAAAAATACGCCTCGACACCATAAATCGGCTTAAAGTCCTTGCCTTCCTCCTTCATCTTTTTTGTATGCAACACCTGATAGGCCAAGCCGTTCATGTTGCCGTGATCTGTCAATGCTAGCGCATCCATGCCGTTCTCATATGCAAAATCCATATGTTCTTGCGGATATCCAATAGCGTCAAAAACGCTTCCCGCTACGCTGTGTGCATGAAGCCCAACGAAGGGGATTGATGACTTAGTTCTCTCACTCATTATCTACTCCTATAGGATTAAACTCACGATAACTTAAAATTAACTTATGTGGTCTCTTAATCTGTTTTCTCTCTTCGGATCCTAAAAACTGGCAATAAGATTCCCAGTTATCGATATTGTAATGCCAAGGCAGTTCAACAACCTTAGACTCTTCTATATTAACACAATTAAATACTCTGTCAAGGGTAAAAAAGCGTGCTGAAAATCTTTTTTGTATTGGTAAATATTCATTATCTTTATAGTCAGATCCTGGCATTTTTATTCCAGTACCCTCGCGCACATTTCTTCGGAATTCGAGCCAGTCCTTGGCATTAAAGGTAAACCCAATATACTCGCCATCCCTTACGGTTTTGCCATTGTGCATCAAAAGAAAATTCTTTTCATCTTGTATTGCGCTTCGGTGTTCTCTCAAAATTTCCACAGGATACATGCCATATGGAAAACTGACATAATAGCGCTTTGGTGCAACCCATCTACTAAGTATAGAACATGTTTTGTACGCTGTCAAGGCCCCATGTACAATACTCCAAGATAAACAGTCTCTTTTATTACGATCTTTGGGGTGGATTGGGACATAAAAAATAGAAATTGGTTTTCTACTAGCGGAAGGAAACCTATCAAACTTACGACCGAGCCATATTGGATCCTGTATATAGTCGCCAATTCGGTGTCGAACCAGCGGGGTGACATCATCATTACAGATAATCCATATTGTTTTGCAGCCGGCCCAAGCACATTCTACAACGGCCTTTTCTACAGCCGTATAGTTTGGCGCAATTGGCATCAGGCAATCAGACCAGTCAAACTCAAAATCTAAAGGTTGACTAGCAACTGGCACAATCCCGGCTACGTGATGTCTGTTTCCTATTGCTTCCATAAGTAGCTTTTAAGCTTCTCCAGATAGTTTTCTCTTTCTACCTTTTCGTATTCCATTAATATTTCTTCTTCAGTCTTATAAATAAACTTTATAGAATCTGTATCATTGTATAGATTCTTTCCATCTTTGTTTACCTCGCGTTTTGAGGGTTCNACCTTTATTGCAAGATGCTTGTGCTTTTTAGGATCTTTAGGATCTCGTCCGTTTTTTCGACCCTTGATACCGGCATCCTTCATTATTTTTTTAACTTTAAATTTTACCATTGTGTCCGAGTACTCAAAATCATTTAGTTGTTTCTCTGTTAGATATGATATTGCTAAAATGTCCTTTTTCTTGTGTTTACCATCAATTCTTTCGGATGGGTAAAAACAAATACGCTTGACAAAATCTGATGTGGTTTCTATCAAATCAATATCGTGCATGGCGCCTGAACGAACATCAATCCAGTCTAAAACTCTAAATCTGTCATCAGCGGTCTGCGAAGGAATTGGTAAACCATTAATGTTCTCGTCATCAAAAACTAATAACTGATTATAGGTCATTTTAGTCAATCTTGAGTTCTTTGTTATTATCTTTAACGTCTTGTTTTCCTCGATTCTTATCGAATAAACTTTATCAGCTAGCGGCAAAAGACCGGCGAGAGATAAAAAAAATAAAATGCATCTCCACGTTTCGAATTTGGCGCCACCAACCTCTTTTTTGCCGGCCAGTGTTGTTATTTTCTGTTCACTGTTAAGCAAACTTATCTTTTGGAGATCCACATCCTTATCAAAAAAATCAGTGTGGAGGGGCGCCTTATTGACATTTATTATTAATGGTAAATTATTTAAATACGCATAAACTACTGCACTAAGGCTACCGCCAATAACGAGTTTATCAAATTGATAAACATGGTTACTTAATGATGCCAAGGACGTAATTCTCCAGAACTAGGTGATATATCACATCTTCATAATCAATTGCCTGCATCATGCTGGTGTTAATAGCTAGAATATCTCCTTCTTCGTAAAGCTCAGAAGATTTAGCGTCTGGAGCAAAGGCTACCAGTCTCGCAATCGTATGTTCTTTTGGATCTTTATAGTCCTCTGGCAACAATATACCAGTCTCAATCTTTTCTTCAGCGATAGGTTCAACTAAAAAATGACGATTTCTTGGAATTAAACTCTTTTTCATATTATCTCTCTTTCTAACCACATTTCGAATATCCACAGTTTTTACAGGAAACGCATCCTTCAATATAAATTAGGCCGTCGGTCTTACACTCAGAACAAGTTTTTTCAGACGCTTTTGTGCCGTCTTTGATATAGTTCTTCAATACTCTCGACACACATTTGGCAAAACTAAATAAATCTGAATCTCTATCCTTTTGCATCTGTTCAACAACATACTGTATGCTAGCACCGTGACGAAGCCCCAACGATATCATTCTGGTAAATGCTGAGTGGTCTGGATTATCAAATACTTTCACCAAATCTTTGACAATGATGCTGTCGCCATTTCGACCAATTTTTAGGTCATATATTGAATTTATCGTCTTTCGTGGATGTTTAACCAGCAAGCCTTCTGTATACTTCTTGGGTAGTTCAATCAAATTCGAGGCGCCTCCCATAACCTCATACGGCTTGCCCTCCATTAATCCAACCATAATTATCCATCTTTCTCCCTGAATCGTCGTGTGGTGAATGTTGCAAGGAAGTTCAATTGGTCGTCGAGGGGCTTTATGCTGTGGAAACACTTCCGTGCCCCTTTTCTTTGTAACCAAAACGCCGCTGCGAGATCCATCAACATAAACCGTTAACCCCTTCAGTCCCAGTTTCCAGCCCTGAAAATATAATTCACCAACAACTTCTGGCGTGGTGTCAGAAGGTAGATTAATGGTTGAACTAATCGAATGGTCGATGTTTTTCTGAATTACTGCTTGAACTGCAATTCGCCTTGTCCAATCGATACTGTTTGATTCCACAAAAAAATCTGGTGGTTGGTCAGGATCCTCAAACGGGTGCCAATTTAGCCAATCCTGTACGTTGTGGTGAAAAACCTTATATTCTGACCACTTGTCTCCCAGATCATCGATAAAATCCGCTTCAACGTCTTGTTCGTCGTGCGAAAGTTTTCTACGTCGAATATACCAGTTTCGAAATACCGGCTCCAAGCCAGAACTGGTCTGAGACATAATTGAAACAGAGCCGGTTGGCGCATTAGTCAGAATTGAAATGTTTCTTCTCCCATGCTTCGCAATCAAGTTCTTAAGAGGATCTGGCAATCGTTGGATATAATGATTGTTTTTCTCTAGCTCCCAATCAAATACAGAAAAGGCGCCTCGTTCTTGAGCTAGTCTAACACTTTCATAATATGCGGCATTCCTAGTCGTTTCGTAAATTTTTTCAATAACCTTTATCGCTTCGTCGGAATCGTACCGTAGCCCTAGCCTAGCAATTGCATCTGCTAATCCATGGGTACCCAGGCCGGTGCGGCGACCAGAAATACACGCATTTAATAAGCTTGTCCACAGCTTTATTTCATCGGGCGTGTCACAGCTTTGAATTAAATGATCTAGTTTTTCAATCTCCAGTTCAACAAGATCGTCGGATAGCCGCATCCCCATACGAGCGATTTCTCCTAGTTTAACAAAATTAAATTCTGCATCATTCTCGAACGGGTTGTCAACTAAGTGCTTGAGGTTAATAGATATTAATCTGCAGCTATCGTATGCCGATAGTGGTATTTCTCCACATGGGTTTGTGGTTATAGTCTCAAAGCCCTTATCTTTATACGAATGTGCCGGAAGATTGTTAATTATATTGTCCCACATTAAAAGCCCAGGCTCGGCGGTAGTTGTTGCGGAATTTATAATCGTATTCCAGAGTTCTTCTGCTTCTATCTCTTTTGTGTGAGTTGGGTTGTCAGAGCCTATTGGAAAATGCAAAGTAAACTTCTCTTTATTTTCGACAGCTGACATGAAAGAATTGTTTATTTTCACTGAAACATTCGCTCCTGTGACTTTAGTGAGATCTTTCTTCATTACAACAAATTTCTCAATATCGGGATGGCGAATATCCATCGATATCATTAATGCGCCCCTGCGGCCATTTTGGCCAATCATACGGCAGACATAAGAATAGAAATCAGCGAAAGACCAAGCTCCAGTAGTAGTCCTAGCAGAATTATTAACAATAGCACCTTCAGGCCGAAGATTAGAAATGTCCAGACCAACTCCACAACGGCGCTTAAAGAGATTAGCGAGATCTTTACCAGCATCCACAATAGAGGAAATGTTATCTTGAGGACTATCAACAACAACACAATTAGACAGAGATACATTAACATGATTATTTCCAATTCCCATCATAGGAGACCCTTGAGGGACAATATGCTTAAATTTATGCAAAGCGTCATATATTTCTTCTGTAGTAAGCGCTTCGCCACCAAACTTTTGTTCTATTCTGGCAAACTCTTTTGTTAAACGTTTGTGCATATCATCTGGCGTTTTCTCCAAAAATTCGCCATTTGTATCTTTAAGACAATATTTTGTCATAAAAACGTTTGTTGCCAGTTCATCGCCGCCAAAATATTCGAGCGTAGCCTCTCTTACCTCTTTGCTATCATACATCTTTACTATCTCCCTTTTTTTGATTGCGATATTGTTTATACTTTTCTCTTAATGTTTTTGCCTCTTCCTTGGCTGAATTTTGCGCAATTTCTCCTATTGTTTCTCCAGTTGGGTCCAACACCTCAATTGCAACGTTACTTGGGTCCATAAAAATCGGATATATCAAGCCGTCTGGCCCGTTTCTATTTTTTGCTATAAAAATCCGGCCGCCTTTGGTATTTTTATCCTCGATGGTGCGAGAAACAGAAAATATGAAATCAGCTACGAAACATTTACTAAATGCTTCCGATATCGACTCCATGGTTATGACTTCGGCGTTTAATCCAGAACGATTTGTCTGAGAAGCCGTCCAAATCGGACATTCAAATTCTTGAGCCATGCCTCGCAGTTCTTCATAAATAGATTCCAGGTCGTGTCTCTTCTCTCTGGTTACAGTAACCGGCTTAAGTAAATCTCCGTAGTCTACGATCACCATATCGATATCCATACCCCGTTGCCTAAGCTTCTCAAGATGGCTTTTAATAGTTCTGGTTGAGGCAGACTTGGTTGGGTATTCTTTTACGACTAGAGTGCCCTTTATATCTTTTACCGCTTCAAACACTTTCTCTTTCATTGGGATTAAATCACCAAGATCAATACTGGTAATACAACTATCATATCGCGAAGCAATAGAAACATCTGCCAATTCTAAAGTATAGTGCACCACCGTTTTTCCTATTTTCAAAGCCTCGGTGCCGAGATGGACGAGAACCATGGATTTTCCAGCACCAGTAGGAGAGATAACAACGCCAAGTTCGCCTTTTCCCAGCCCATTTCTAGATATGAGATCGATCTGGTCCCAGCCAGTCGTGATTGGACTTCGCGATTTAATTTGAAATCTCTCTTCAAAGTCTTTAACGTAGTCATACCCATAATCGTTGTTGGCGCCAAGTTTAAGCGCATCATTAATTACCTTCGAAACATCGTCAAAGGAAGACTTTTGCAAAAGTTTAACAGATTTTACAATCGCCTCTTTCAGCTTTTGTTTTCTACAAAAATCTAGTGACTGCTCTTTGATATAATCGGCATCGTGTATCGGCGTTGTGCACTTGCTGATTCTTACAAAATAATCTCTAATTGCCTTTTTTGTGGTCTCGGATTCATCTTCAAATTCCGTTCGAACTATTGTGTACATTATTTTATAAGAAGGGTGTACACCATATCTCTCACGATATGCAAAAATTTTATTTGTAAATGCTTGTAAGTACTTGAGTTCTAAAAAATTTATGTCTAGTACTTCTTGCATCTGATCGCAAAAAGTCCTCTCTTCCAGAATGAGCTGAGTTAAGTTTTCTTGGAAATGTTTTCCAAACTTTGAAAAGTTATCTGTCTCATATAGATTCACGAATTCTCCTTAAAACTGTACACTTGATAATACTACAAATTTCGAATTTCGTCAAGGCATCTATTGATGAATTGACATTTTTCTATCATATGCGTTTCGTTTGATATCGTTTAGCTTAGCAAGATAATCTTCGCGGCGCAGAACTTTAAATGCGAGATTTTCAACCGAAAACGCGCCACCGGTTTCTAGCCCGGTTTTCCTCATTCTTCGAATTTTGTCTTTCAGCCTTTCGACGGAACTTATCGCCAAATCATGTTCTTCTTCATCAAAAAGATCTTCAATTCGATCTATTTCGTCCATTAGGCCGGCTGCTTTGAGTCTTATTTGAGATTCGTCAAAATCTTCAACACTTCGCGAAGGGCGCAAAATCCACGCATCGCTCATAATTGAATAAAGGCCCGTGGATGCATGTGGTTCCGTGTTGTCTTGTACATAAAGCTCAACTTCAAAACCGTGAATCTCTATCTGATGTTCTCTGTTCCAAAGGGCGCGCTTAGCATTTAAGTATTCGCGTACCAAATCCTCATTTTCATCAACTTGGGCGTAATCTACAATAATGTGTAAATCAATGTCCGAAAACCTCGACCAGTTATAATTTGCCAGCGATCCGGTCAAAACAATATCTAATGTGTCGACCCATGGAATTGCAAGCCATTGCCAAAAATCTTCTACTATTTCAAGTAAATTTTTGACGATTTCGGGATTCATCTTTTCGTTATTGTCAACCCATACCTTTTGGTTTAAGTCATCCTGAACTTCGAAACTGGAAAGGTCTATAGCATCAGGATCGACATCCTCCTGTACGTATTTCTGCCAGTTTTCAATTAGGGCCCTCATACGTTTGGGTTTCCAAGCATTATTTTTAGTTCGTCTTTGCGGCCGGATACGCTTCTGGTATACCAGCCATTGTATTCTGAATATTTCTCTTCTGGATGATCGCCAAGCCAATTAATTGGTTTGTTAGACCCAAGGACCTTTTGAACTGTTTCTGGATCACCAACAAAAGGAACGCCATATCTCGTAATCATGATGTGTGCAATTGCTTTTGACATTTCTGCGTAATATCCGGGCTCATATAATAATTCTGCAGTTTTTTCTAGATACGCAGTTTTCGCACTTTTAGAGCCATCATGTCCAGAACCAGTCAATTTGACGCCATGGGGAGTTTTTTTACCAAATCGAACAGCGTCAGGGTCTGGATCGTCATCAACATCTGTGGCTATCCATTCATCATGATCAGCCGGTACATCTGAAGCTTTTTTGAAATCAAAATGGCCTCCTATTTTTGAATAGGCCGTATCAATAAGACCATATATTTCATCCGTTAAATCGACATTTTTTGGGTCATATTCAAAATCTCCTGTTGGAATGTCGACCCACTTATTCTTTGGAGCTTCATAGTCAGCAAAAACTTTTTCGCTCAAATCGATATTTTCTGATAATTCTTGACCCAAAGATCTCATGGTTGCTTTCTTGACTATTCCTGATTTTCCAATAGCAGCTGCAGCGGTACCCAAATTTAAATCACCAGCGCTGCGATCAGTTCCAGCAGAGCCGGCAACAGTTCGGTCATTAAAAATTGTTTTTAATTCATTTTCAAGCCAGTCATTGATATTCCAACCAGCTGGAATTTGTTCATTCGGTGACTGCTTTGATATTAAATCAGACAGGCGATTAAGTAGTGTATTTTCAACTCTGTCATCAATTAATTTAGAATATTCATCATCAACGTTAAACATATCTAAAAATGGAAATTTATCAGTTTTCTGATCCGGTAATTTGCCAACATTCTTTATAAGGCCTTTAATACCGCCAGCCGCCCTGATAAAATCTACAATTGCGTTACCACCGAGAAGTCGACTAGCTATCCCCGCAACTTCTGAGCCCTTTTTTGCTAGCAAAACTGTGTCTAAAACCTTTTTTAGCTCGCCCCAGGTGTCTTCGGTTATAATTTCTTCTTGATAGCCACGCCAATTCTCCATTAACACTTTCATATCAGACATATGTGAAACCCCTATACGTATAATTAGTCTTTATTCTTGCTCTCAACCACAATTCTTTTCATCGTTGAAAACAAATCTTCAAGACCGGTTTCCGCGAATCCGTCTTCAATTATCATTGTCCGAGTACGAGTTAAATTAAATTCTGGAATAAAATTCTTAATGGTGGACTTTATCTTTCTTTTTCCCTGTACAGAAATTGATGGAGCGTACAATTGCATCATTTTATAGTTACTCTTGACCACATCTTCATTTTCCAGAATGCTGTCATAAACTTTTAGATTGCTGTCAGCTTTTTCACACTGATCTAAAATTTCAGTTATTGTATATGACTTTTCCTCCGCTAAAAACGGAAATCTTTTAGCTACAGTTGCAAGGCCAACTCCACCAACCCCTTGTAGATTATCAGACTTATCGCCAACGATAGCTCTTGCCAGTGCAAAATTGTTTGGATGAATCTTATACTTCTTAACAATGTCATTTGAATTTAATACCTCTTTTTGAATTGGACGGAATAAAACCGTATTCCCGTCACATAATTGTAAAAAATCTTTATCGCTTGAAACGATAACCCTTTGCCATTCTTCATATCGCGGGTTTTGTACAACTTGAGCGATAATATCATCGGCCTCGACCGCTGCAAGCATAAGCTGGATAACTGCCAAATTATTCAGATATTCAGCCAGTCTTGTTTGTTGCCAAACCTTATTTTCAATCTCTTCGTTCTCGGTTAGGTTTCGAATATCTCTATTCAGTCTGATCGGGTTTCTTCCAGCTTTGTAATTCTTATTTACCAACTTTCTCTTGCGAGAGCCGCCTTCCCCGTCCCAACATACAATAATTTCATCCGGATGAGTCTCTCGACAAAGTTTTTGAAGAATCTTTAAAAACCCGACCATGCCACCAATTGGCTGACCATTAGTCGATAAAGTTGGGTTGACGATATATGCTCTGTAATACATATTCAAAGCATCGATTACTAGTAGTCTTTTAGCCATGCAGTAGTCCTAATTCTTTTCCGCGGCATGCAGCAGCAGATTCATTTATATATTTCTTTTTTCGCCACTCAATAATATAAAGCAGCTCATTCTCTATTTTTAATGTCGAAACGATCTGGCCGGCTCTTCCGGATCGGTGTACTACTTTATCACCGATCCTTAGTTTTGCCATGTCCTTCTACCGCTGCTAGCATAGCAACTAGTGCATCATTGTCATTCATTCGATGATCTTCTCCGGTTTTGATTAGCCTAGCCTTGTTTAGTGTTGATAGTAATACACTGTCATCGTATGGTATAACATCGTCATTTTCTGAGTGTAAAATGGTCGAATTTCTGGCAATTTTAGCGCTGTTGCCATATTTGTTCCATGCGGGAGCTATTAGAACTAGGCGGGCGCCTCTGGGGTCAATTCCCATCGCCACTGCACCGCCGCGGCTGGATCCAACAATCACATCGGGTATATGGTCGTCAATAGTAGCTTGTGCGACGAATAACGATTCTTGAAAATCATTATTTGGAAGTTCGGGCTCATAAACTTCATGGCCTGCACTTTGTAAATATTTTGGCTTATCACCACCTGGTTTGGATTCCAATCCATGTAAAAAAATTATTTTCATGCTATCTCTTTCTCAAGTTTAAATGTCTCAATTGTTCCTTTTGAAGTTGTATATGTTACCTTTTTAACACCACAATGTATTAGTGCAGCTTCACACATAGAACACGGTTTGCTCATACGAGCGTTGCCCTCGTTGTTAATCCTGGCGACATATACAGTTGAGCCTTGCGTCACACTTCTGTCCAAACCAAGAATTACACCAAGCTCTGCGTGAAGTGTCGGGTTTCCTTGGTCATTCCTTCTAAATCGACAGCCAAAGCCGCAATATCGATCTTTGTTACTTGAAACGTTTCTTACTGAACTGCCCTTAACCAAAACTGCACCGTGTCTAAATTTTCCATAATTAGATTGCATTGCAATTGTCTTTGCTAGTGAAATGTATTTGTTTGCTTTTCTAGACATTATAAGTGACAGCCCCTATTCTAAGTTTACTAGAATAGGGGCTGTCTGTCAAGAAAAAACTGAAACTTTTACCTTCTCGGGGCTCTATGGTTATGTCTAGTGTGGCTCCTATGTCGAGTATTGATATACCTTGTGCGAGGATGAAAATGCACACGATAATATCTCACGTGATTATGACGCTTGTTGCAATAAGAAAAGTGATAGCAAACGTGATTTTTTAATATTTCAACCGGTAACCGGTTGGCATGCGTTGCACATGCGTTTGCCGCAACAGGAGCTAGCGTCAAAAACGCCAATATAACACCAAGAGAAGTCAAGTACTTCATAAAATTTCCTCTCTACACTAATTATAAACTTGATGTAGAATTTTGTAAAGTTTCTTCTTCATCTAAATTATAAAATTCCGAAGCTTCTCCTTGTCGTTTGTCAAACCTCATAACAATTTCCTGTTCCATCAATTGCAAAACCCTATTTCGAAACTTTTCATCTTTCAGCATGTTAAGCCACTTGGATGCCTGAAATTTAATTTCTTCACCGTCTTCATGAACCAGCGAAAACCATGCACCAGCTTGCTTAATTTGGTCAGAAGACTTAATCGCTTCAAACCAGCTTAATTCATCCTGAATGCCAATTTCGTCACCCCACATAATCTTAAAGCTACATTGTCTACCTTCGGTACCAAATCGACTTTTCTTAAGTGTTGCTTTAACCTCTGATCCGATTCTAAACCCTTGATCGTCCGTGATAAAGCTTGCCTTAGCTTTCCTGCCGGTAAGCCACACTCGCAATGAGTAGGCATAGATCATAGCCTTGCCACCAGGGGTCATATAAGGCTCTACAAGCGCCTGTGAGGGACTTCTGGTGATGTTCGTCTTGAGTTGGTTGAGTACTAGGAAAGTGCTCTTAGAATTGGCTATAGGCACTGTTAGCTTAGACATACCTTTTGCCAAAATTCTTGCCTTGACTGCCATAGATGAGAGGGGATTGAAATCACCCTCAATATCTGAGACTGCTGGCGTAAGTGCCAGCGAATCCCAAATAAAAAGCATCTGGTTATCGTTGGAACCCAACAGCTCTTCAATTGTTTCTAAAACAAACTCAACAGAAGTTGCTTGAATATAAAGCAGACTATTAAGATCGCAGCCTGTGCGTTCTAAAAAAGTTGGGTCAATCGCAGATTCGGAATCGAAGTAAAATACATCAATTCCCATCTTTTGAGCATTTGCGGCAACCTGTGCAGCCATAAAAGACTTTCCGGAAGATTCCAGACCAGCAATCTCAATGATTTTTCCAACAGGTATGCCCGCTCGATAACCACGACAAATAATTGAATCTAGCCAGCGAGAGCCAGTTGGGATCCATTCTTTAACCGCGGTTGGATTATCATCTTTTAAACTATGAGCGACAGTCATGCCAGCTTTCTTATTAATAAGCTGACGCATCTGATCAATCGATAGCTTGCCAGCCTTAACTTTCTTTGCCCGGGCCATCTTAGTCTCCCCTCTCTGCGATATCGAGGGCGCGCTGTTCCATGGTATTAAGGGCTTCAAGGGCCCTGCGTTCATCGAGCAGTTCAAATCGATACTTCTCACCAAGCCTTATCTTTCTTAAGGCATCCGGATGACGTGCTGCGATACTACGCAGTCGCGACGTTAGAGACCCCTTTTTACGATTCCAGCGAGCGCAAAGCTCACGAGGGGCAAAAAACCGCTTTCCCAAAAGATCTAGCGGCATATTCTCACCAATATGGGTAGCTAGTTGCGATTCCCTCACAACCAAATGACCATTAGAACCTGGAAAGAGATCAATATCGCCATTAACGACCCGGGTGGATCGGGGAGAAATGGAATATCCAAAAACTTCTAGAATTTTTGATACTGATATCTCCCTATCTTCGAATACTTCAGGCGTATCTTCCATTTCCATGGTTACCGTAGCAATGTTTTCAATTTCTGGTTCCAAGGGGGTGTCTTTCCCCAGTGCTAGCAAAAGTATTTCATTCTGCATCTTAATCAGTTCTATAATTTTTTCTTTTTCTATATTCATTTTTATTCGCCTCTCTTTCCTACAGTGTGGTTATCAATAAACTTGAGTTTTGTTCCAGACGTATAATTCTGTTGCAACAGCTTCAATACACTGTTTGCAAACTTCTCAATTTCAGCTTTAGAGTGCTGACCAGCAATAAGCTCCATAATATTATAATAATCAGACCAATCTACTACTTGCGACTTTTCAAAGCCTTCTGCGCTGTTCAGCTTAGTCTTATAATTCTTTGCGGTTTCGAAAATATCCTTAGTTGAATACACAAAGCTTTCAAGCCCAACATCGTTAATATACTTGGTCAGTTGAGTATCATCCCACTTAAGTGCAACTAGGGCGAGAAGCATCTTGAAAAAGGTCTTTGAATATCTTTCAGTTTTGCTCAATGTTAGCGTTCCACTATTATTCAGACTATACAAGTCAATAAGCGCATCCTTAAGATTTTTAAAAATCTTATTAAAATTCTTATCTTTTGAAATATCGTTTCCATTGTCCATGACGCCGTTAACGATAAAAAGGCCGGCCCTGCCGTAATATACCTGTAGAGGTCTGCTGTCCAACAAACATTGGATAACGTTTGCGGCGAACAAATTCATGTCACGCTTCATGTTGTTCAACTTCGTAATATTGCTAAGGGGGTCTTTGCTATTACTAGAAATTGAGAAAAGTGAACAAACCTTCTGTGCAAAGTCGTTCCCACCGCTAGGGTCGCCCAAAGTGTGGATGAAATCACCATATTGAAGCGGCATGTGGTTTTGAAGTCTCAAAAACCACCTAATCTTTTCTTCAACTGTAAGTACTTGCTCGTGTGTTACAACGGTGTGCCTTTCAAACTGCCTTTGTGCAGTCTTTGGCAGATCCGAAAAATAAAACATATTCGGAGCCTTTCCAGAATCAAAGGCTTCTACGATTTTTCGCAACTTCTTGCTACGTTCACTCGATGTGTTGGTATTGTTGATTTCTTCTAAGTAATCCTTGCGATACATATCATATATCATCTTGGAATACTTCTTCGAAACATGCACCTGATCCACGATAAACTTATAGCCAGTCAAAAACCTTTGCTGGCCATCCTCTATCTCAGATTCGTGAATTGGTGTCTTTTGGCTGTCGGTTCCCTTAACATCGTTAAGAAACAAGATGCCATAGAATTTACCACATAAAATGTCAAAAATTAATTCATCAATGAAATTTTGTTTGGTGCCCCACACATATTCTCTCTGGTGTGGGGGGATGGTTAATGCACCATCATTGTATTCGCTAACTAGATCTCTAAAAGATCTATGTGTAAAATTAAAACTCATTTTGTACCTCCTTAAATTAATGGTGGCCTTACACGCGCCTAATTTGCTAACGTGTCTTGCCTAATAAGTTTAGTGAGACACCTGATAACCCTGTGCCTCTCCCGTGGATAATAATATTTATTTGAAGCTTATAAGCTCAATTTCAAAATTTAAATTCTTCCCCGCCATTGGGTGGTTAAAATCCAGTACAACAGTGTCTTCGCCTACTGAATCAATTCTCGCGACGGCTTGCTCTCCCACGGCGCTTTGTCCCTGCACCATGGCTCCTACCTCAAAATCAAAATCTGGAGGGAAGGCTGTTTGCGGAATAGGGTGAAAAAGTTCTGCGTCGGGTTCTCCATAAGCCTCTTCGGGGGTCAACTTAATTGTCTTCGTTTCTCCGACAGCCATTCCCTTCAAGGCCGAATCAAATCCGGCAATTAGCTCTCCAGAACCAACCTTGAAGGATAGCTCTTCTCCGCGGATACGGGAACTATCAAATTCGGTACCATCATCAAATGTTCCGACGTAGTGAATATTCACTCTCGTTCCCTTTCTCGCTTTTCTTACTTTACTAGTATTACTCATGTATTAATTCCATTCTTGTTAATGTGAGGCACCTGATAACCCTGTGCCTCCCTGTGGGAGCGGAAATTTAGCTCATTAGCTGATCGAACGCTTCATCAACCGAAGTGGCAGCCTTGTCTGTATTATACTGAGTAGTCTCAGACGAAGTGCCCTCTGCTGTATCATCGCTAGCAAGATATTCATCAAGCAGCGTTTCAACATCAGCAGTGGTCTTTCTCTCAAAGAGAGAATCAAAATCTGGAATTGAATCCAGAAGTTCGCTACACTGTTCTTCAGTGATATTGTCGCAAAGCTCAGAGGGATTGCGACGAGGCTGCAACTTAGTCTGCGGGAACTGAGCGCCTGCAGGCTTTCCATAGTTGAGTATCAAATCGGTACCAGCCTCGGTATCGGTGATATCGCCATATTCTGGGTTCAATACAAGATTTAGCAAACTTTCATATGCCATCTTGCCATATCCCCAGACCCGAACTCCGGATTCCTCTTCTCCGCGAACAAGAACGGGAGAAAAGAAGCGTTGGCGAGCAAAGAAACTCTTAGCCAGCTTGACGCTCTCGGGAGTGCCCTCTTGATAAAGCTTGTAAGCAAAATCACAGACTGCACATCGATCTCCAAAATTCTTCTTAGGACATAAAAATCCCGGGTTGTTGCCAACGTTATAATGGAAATACTGTTCCTTAAAGGGATCTCCATCTTCTGTGGGAACAATCCTAATTGTCTGTTCACCGTCCTGTGGTCGCCAAAAGGCAGAAGTGCTGCCTCCGCGATTCTGTGTTGCGGCCAACTTGGCGCGCATCTTCTTCAAATTAATAGCCATAATATATTTCCTCCTATATTGTGGGTGGCTACCCTATAGTACATCCAGCAAATCTTCCGAATGTCTAGTATCTATTATAATCCTTTTTCATAAATTGTAAAGCTGTATTTTGTTAGTATGACATAAAATATATCCCAGGTCGTGTTCATATTCTGTGGGGTATAGGCCATATAAAACTTTCATATTTTTCTTTAGATTCTCTTCCAGGTTCTTCTTGGCTCTGGCCTTAATTTCTGTAAAAAATTTCCCGTCTGTTTCAAGCTTCGTTTTGTTTATACCATAATAATACCTCTTTTCGCGAACTAAGTCAAGGTCAAAAAATATTTTTTCTTCACCAGTTTCAACATCAATGATTCCTATCGTCGAAATTCGTACTGAGGGGATTGGTTCCGAAAATGTGTCAATAACCGAAGTAGAGTGATTAAAAACATTTATCATGTGAAGCGTCGGTACTATCGCATCGTTTATTTTGTCATAATAACCAATTGCGGGCACGTTTTCTAATATTTGTTCAATTTTTGAATTTGACACAAGATAGATTCTGTTAATCATGGCGGATCTTGCAAATTCTTGTAAAATTCCGCAAGTTACACGTTCTTGCTTCTTTCTAAGATCGCTCAATAATTCATATTCTGGCTGAATGTATAAAACGCTAATTCTACAATGCCTAATCTGCTCTAATATTCTCAATGATGAGCCGGCGATAGCCCCAGAGCCGCCAACAATAAAAAGAACCTCTTCGTTGATGTCTCCGAAAAACTCTTTCATGTCTGGGCAGCTTTCTTCATAGGCTTCGTGACTACCTTTTTTTGGAAAGTCGAATGTTTTACTTTTTTCACCAAGTTCTAGACCAACATCGATTTTAAAAATCTTATATTGAGAATATTGTGCAAACTTATCGGCAATATTACATCCTGCAGCACCTAGGCCGATTATTGTTCTCACTCGTTCTCCAAAACTTTCTCTAGGATGATCCTCTTATCAAATCTTCCATTAACATATGCTTTCATACCCATTTTATGGCCCGAAAGCCTCATATGTCCCTTAATAGCGTCTAACACTTCTAGAACATCCGCAAATTCTTCTTCGCTTGGATTATCTAGAAATTCTTGAGCTTCTTCAACCAGCTTCTCTCTGAGCTTTAGATTATACTCTCTATCATCTGCAATATGATAAGTGCACTTCTTCCCTCTCTCAGTTATAAGCTTGGGGATATTGTCTCTTACAAGTTTGTTGTATTCCATTTTAGTTCCCTCATCTCGCCAAAGTTTTTTCCAACTTTTATGTTAACTCGAAAATCTCCAAAATTTGTCCGAGAAAAAATTTTGACAAATTCCGATATTGAAAGTGAATCTGTTTTTGAGAAGTCAATTACAAGACTATCATGAATCAAAAAAGATATAAAGCTATTTTTTCCGTCTAACAGATCATGTATCTTGATTGCCTGTCTTAAGAAAATATCTGACGCCGTTGACTGCACCAAATAGTTAACCGCATGAAATTCATCCGATTCAATCAGTCTTCCATATGGATTAATAACGTGTGATCCGTTCCAATATTTATCTTTAATATATCCTCGATCATATGTTCTGTTTGCTAGGTGATCTTGAGATTCTGAATTATAAAGCCAAGCAAATATTCTTTTCTTTGCTTCTTCTCTAGAGCCAATACCTCGATAAACATTCTTTAAATTCCACTCATGTATATCTTCTAGTGGCTGTTGTTTATCAGAAAGAGCCAACAACGTCCGAAGCTCTGCAGCATTAAAATCTAGCTCAATAAAACAGTCATTAGTCGGCTTAAGTACTTTTCTATGTTCTTTGTTCATTGTCAATATTGGAAAGCTGCTTTTTTGAGTTGTAAGTCGGCCAGTCTTGGTGCCAAACGTCTTGTATATACAATTTGGTGAAATTCTATTTAGCTTCTGTACGAATTTTCGTGTGCTTAATTCCGGCATGCTATTGCGAAGCACAGAGGTATCAATGTTTAGCTTTTTAGTTTTAACCTCTTCTAAAACTTTTGTGAGAGAAACGAGAAACTCGTAGTTCTCTGGTTTATTGTAAGTTTCAAGCACGTGCTTTGTAATCTGATTTTTTATGTCACAAAATTCTAGCAAGAACTGTTCAGGCACTAAATCGAAAAAGCAGTTGTCATCTAAAGATATTTTTGCTTCTCTAAAAGAGGTAAAAAATGCTTTTAGCTTTTGACTGATCGTCGTCCACCTTTCTTTGAGGTGTTCTGGACACACTTCTTCCAAAGACTTCCCTCCACAATATAAAAAGGCATAGTTTACATCTAAATTTTTAAGGAAGGGTGCGTATTTCCAAGTTGCTGTTAGATCGGTTGATAACGCTTCTGTTATTTTACCATCGACATAATATTTTGCGCACTCGTTTTTATCGTCGAGCATTTGAAATAACATTGATTATCCGTTGTCAGTAACTAGGATTGGGCGCTGGTGCCTTGGGGATGAAAGGCTTGTCTTTTGCCGCGTCCATTTTGTTGGCAGCAACAGGTGTCTTTGTCTTGTTAGTCATATCATTAATATAACTGATTGCTTTGCTTTTGTCAAGGTGTTTTAGTCGAGCATTTATGTGTCGTAAAAAATTTTTCTGCTGATGTGAATCTAAATTTCTTCTCGTCTCGCCAAGTCTGAGGCGCGCATAGACTTCTAATACAAACATATCTCCATATTTATTATCAAATTGGCTTGAGAGCAGTTGTGTACGATTTCCAATAAGGCTGATTGTGTGATTTTTGTTAATTACGTAGGGCACCGCAGTGAGTGGATTGGTTGCAACAAACGCATTATAAAATTGTAGCATATAAAACTTAACGATATCAAAATCTAATCTGTGTGCAACATAAAAATAGTTTTTGAACAAGTTCTCTTCATTAATCCCATACGCATGCATATAAAGCTGCATTTGTGGAGAGGTTATGTCAGCCACAAGGCGCCATGGCGCATTTTTATCAATTTTGAAACCAAATCCAGTGGCTGCGTCGACATAACATCGAAAGTTCGGATCGCTAATAAATTTTGCAAGCTTGTCCGGATCATCCGAATGGGAGAGGTCGGCAATTTCAATGCACAGACCACTAATCATCGGTGAACAGTACGAAGACTTAATAAATCCTGTTTTCGTAAATGGTATTTTTCCAACAATTGAATTGGAGAAGTCCATGAAGACATCGCTAAACGTTTTAAAATTCCTAATCGATCTTTCTTTGGGAGTTACAAAATTTTGGCCAAATCCCGCGTACATTTGCTCAACATGTTTGTGGTATAAGTTATTAACACTAACCCATCCTTTCTTTGCCTCAAACCTTTTTAAAAATCCAGAATCCGAAGCAACATTATTAAGTTTTAATTTTTGTATGTGAAGTGCCATGGCCTTGAATGCGGTGGCAACAAAGTTGATCGCTCGTGGGGAGCCTGCTGTAGAGGGTATATTTTTGAGTATTGATTCTGAAGGATATACCGCATCTCCTCTGTGGTTTAGTCTGCCATAAAGTCTTTTATTTTTAAGCGGTATGCTTTGGTCGTACCAGAGATCGATAGGTGTCGCAAGATCTCTTGGATACACTGCTCTTTTATAATATTTTCTTTCTTCGAAAATATCTCTGGCGCCTAAGTCATTATTTCCTAGTGGTGTTCTTGGCATGGCTACTCGTACTGCTCCCGGAAGCGCCGCGAAGTCAGCAGCTCGGCGTGGGCTGTGGGTCTGCCGCGTCGTTCGGCACGTTCGCGACGGTTGGCCGCTCTCTGTTCAGGGGTAAATGTGTGCATGTCCCGCTCATATTCTTCCTGAGATATCTCGCCGGCTTCGAGGCGCTGATTCTGCACACGCGAATGCGCATATGCTTCATCGGATGTTGGAACATAGCCATCAGGAATTGGCCCCTCTGGCATCTCGCCACCAGCAACCGCATCCTGCCAAGCTTTAACTGCGGNATCCCTTTCTGAGACAAACGTGCCCATCGGGGGTTCGCTGTTTGTTCTATCGCTGCGCCCCATAACCCACTTGGGGGAAGGTGCTGTCTTCTCCATGGTGGAGGGGGATTGCCATATGCCTTCCATTTCCGTTGTGTACTCTCCGCTCTCAATTGTAGAGCCAACCTTAATTATCATATAATAGCCCCCGAGGCCAAGCTGTGCCGCTAGTGAATTTGTTCCCTTGCCTAGGCCTACAATTGACGGTGTAACAAAAACTTTCTGGCCTGGTATAAAAAGTGTATTGCCCATCATTTCAATAGTTACGTTGTACGGCTCCCTTATCGGTATGAGTGATTTTTCATCAGTCTGTTTAATAATGTTTGAGGCTCTCAAATTTGGATCATCTAGTCTTGAAAATGACATATTCTTTACAATACCCCTATCTCTACCTATGAACAAGTGAAATATTCCTCGGCTTTTATTAAAACTTTCTATGTCGCCAGCTGTCTCTGGCCCCCATTTAATATCTTCATTCAGTGCGTAAATTAATACATAATTGTCTAGTTTGTCAGCAGTTTTATGAGCTGGAGCAAGAGCTTTGGCCAAATCTTTTGCATCCAATTGAAATCCAGGGTTTAGTTTTTTATTTCCTTCGGCATCACGGGAAGTTGAAATGTATGCCATAGCAGGGTGTACTCTTGGGGCGACTTCCTTTCCTTTGCAGACATCTACTTCTTTATCTTCTCTCTTCTTTTCTTCTCCGCAGGAGTTTCGCAGCACATCAATAACCAGCATGTTGATTATATCCTTTAGAAATCTATCTAGAGTATACGAAGTTTCTTTATTTTTAACGACGGCTGAAAGCCAAAAATTTGAAAATGCTTTAACCGATATCGGAATCCAGGCTAAATTTACGATCATCGGTTCTCCACCATGTTTAATATCACGAAAAACCGCTGGACCGACTAATAAATTTGTTTTAGTTCCTCCTCTCTTTTCTGCTCTGCCATATAATACTTCGCCAACTGCATCCAGTATGTCGCCCAAAAACGTAAACTGAATAGCTACGTCTTTCTTAGACTCCCCGGGTGTTAATCTATTATTGAGGTTCTCAAGAATATCCTCAAATTTTTTCGCACCCTTTGCGCCGTTGACGTAGTCAGTTATTTGGGAAGTTATCGCCGTGTCGTTGTCCCTCACCGTCTCGCGGCGCGTGATTACCTGCTTCTTGCGGATGTCGGAGGCGAGGGTCGCTACGTTCTTTAGGGTAGCCAAGCCTACACCAGCTATTGTTTTGTTGGGGTCGTTTTCACTAAGTTCCGACGCGGCAATCGAAAAATTCCAAATATCAATATTTGGTTTGTTTAAGAATGTTGTTAAAACACTGTTATAACGCAGGGCATTATCTCCAAACTTTCGTTCTTTTAAAACACTTAACCTGCCATTTGCTGTCGCCTCCTCCATGCGAAGATCCTGCTGGAGTGCCCGGGCGCGACGTAGAGTCTCACGCTGTTCTTGTTCGGGTGTTTCCCATAGGGTCTCGCCGGTGGCTGGGTCGATGCGCAGGACTTCCGCATCGCCCAGTTGCGCGCCTTCGATCTCCATCTCGCCAAATTCCCGATCTGATACAGACAGTTCCACTATCTCACCGGTGTTGGGCGCCAATATTTGTCGTACCCCTGCAGGAAGAGCATCCCACCTAGCCTGTATCTGGCCTAAGAGTAATTGTGTATCGGTAATTTCCGCTAATGTATCCTCTCTTGAGGCCTCGTCGGTGCTAGTAAATTTCAATATATCTGCGTCCCTTGTACTTGTGGCCGCGGCGCCCTCTGCAATATATTCAATTGCTAGTCCGACCGTGCCGTCTTGATTGAAAGTGAACTCGTGCGCCACAAAGCCTAGATAATAGCTTTTTTGCATATTTCCTAGAGCTTCCATGAGTTCTGTGTTTCCAAAAATAGCACGTTCAGATGGAGGCACTGCATACCCAACAACCAGTCTGAGCCGGCTATAGTCGCTGCCCCATTGTACTGATGGATGCAGTTCCATTTTGCAGCCTTTCTTTTCGGCGCCGTTTTCGGGAGAAGATGCTGCTGCACTCGGCGGCCCTTCCGGCTTGGCAGCGCCCCTAGCTCTTGCATTAATTAATTCGGAAAATGCAATACCGGACTCGTTGGGATTCGTTAAATCTTCAATTGTTTGAAAGTGCAGATGTAATTTAATTTTAAAATAGTTTCCCGTTTCTGCCGGCTGAGTTGACAAATCTTCAATCTCAAGCTTTTTTAATCCAACTGCGGATGGTCGACCATGAGTCTGTCGAGTTATACCTTCAATATCTTCCTTGCTTAATTTGGTATCAAATAAAAATTCTTTTTCACCACCCTCTATTGGTGCGCCATTCTCAAATGCGACATTAAATATACGAATTTGTGGAATAATGGCGGCTGCTTCTTGCGATGAAATCTCCATAAAGGAATCTCGTCCTGGTGTATTATTAACTAAATTCATAAAAAATGACGGCTCACCGTTAACCAAATTTATGTGCGTAAATTTCTTACCAGCCGGCGAGCCTTTGAAGTGATAATTCGTAAGCTGCAACAGTTTGCGCCACTGTGTTAATAAAAGACACTGTTCATTATATATTTCAGAGTGTAATTCTAAAGCCATAATATTTTAAACATCAAGATAGTTTAATATCTTATCTATTGGAAGTGGAATAAATATAATATCGCCAACTTTTACATGAGATTCTGTCGGTTTTTGATTATACCATGCAATAACCCACCAAAGCTTAGAGTCTCCATAATATCTATGCGCCAATTTAAAGTATCGGTCACCGATGGCCCACATATGCCCAACGGTTCTAAGTTTGCCTATTTGCGCAGCTGTAGGGTGTTTAAGTTTTGCCGTATTGTAGTGGCGAATATATTTTAGGCCGCGGTCTTCAAAATATTTTTCATATATTTCTTCAATATTTCGAAAAATTGTTCTATCGTCGTATCTACTAACCATAATTTACTCCTCCGAAAAGAGATCCTCGGAGTCGGTGAGGAGCCCCGCATCCCCAGCCCAGTCGGCATCAGCGCGCTGGCGCGGCCTTGGCAGACGAGGGGGGCGAGGAGGTGGCGGCGGTGCTCGATGTCGTTGCCGAGCAACGATAGGGGGCCCCATGGGTAGGTCACCCATGTTTGTAGGCGTCGGATTATC